ACTTGCAACAGATTTAATGGCAGCAAGCTATGATGATGCAGAAAAAGCCGCTTTAAATCTAGCAAAATCTACTAAAGAAGCAAGTGAGTATGGCCTAGCAAAAGCAGTAAGAGATGCAGAACGCGCAGTAGAAGCACTAAAGCCTATGAACCAAGTACTTATGTCTGCAGGAAAAGCGTTCACTTCTTCACTGAATGACGCATTTAATGTTATATTTGACTATGCGGCAGGACAAGTAAAGGACTTAAATGAAGCACTAAAAGAAGTTGGTCGTGGACTTATACAAACTATACAAGAAGCAGTAACTCAGCAATTCATCGTTAATCCTATCCTAGATATGTTTGGGCTAAGAGATGACCCGGCAGCAGCAATCACTGCCGCACACACTAGCGGGGCACAAGCTGTAGGTACTGCAATTACAACTGGCGCAAGTACAATGCAGACTTCAATTCAGACCGCACTGAACAGCGCACAGGTAAAAGTATGTTGTTGTAATGAAGAAACTCCCGGCGCGCCTATTCCTAGCGAGTTAAAAAGAATACAAGGATTAGGAAGTTTTGAAAACGTACTAAAAGATGAAGGATTTACGCAAGGTCAAATAAGTGCTGCACGATTTGACCCTTCTGTAGGAGATACCTTTTTACAAAGTTCAGATAGTTTTGGAGGAGACATATTAGACGATATGGGAGGTGAAGGGCAAGGCGGCTTCTTCTCCTCTATTACAGCTATGTTCAGTAATTTATTTGGAGAAGGCGGAAGAATAACAGGCATGTTAGGTAATCTATTTGGAGGAGACGGAATTCTTTCAGGAATGTTCAATGGTCTTTTTGGAGACGGAGGCGCACTTTCTGGACTATTCTCTAGTTTACTTGGAGGCTTAGGTAGTCTATTTGGAGGCGCCGGAGCCGGCATAATGAGCCTGTTTGGATTCAAGAACGGTGGTATTATGGACAACGGTAAAAAAGTTCAAGGATATGCTGCTGGAGGTATTGCAAAAGGACCAAAATCAGGACACATGGCAATGCTTCATGGAAAAGAAGCAGTAGTACCTCTTCCAAAAGGGAATGCAATTCCTGTAGATATGAAAGGCTCTGGTGGAGTAAATACAAATAACGTAAGTGTAAATGTTGATATGGGCTCTGGCGGCGGTGGCGCAGGAAGAAGTACCGTAACTCCTGGACAGGGAAGCGACCTCGGAGCCGCAGTTGCACAAGCCGTTCAAAAAGAGCTACAAAATCAAAAACGCGCAGGTGGAATACTTAACCCATACGGAACATCATAATGGCAAAATTTGAAATTAAAATCTTAGAAGATGACATAGCTCCTGGAGTTCCTTCCCAGTCTGTAATTTATACAGTAGACAGAGGAATGGGACGAGCAATTACTAACAGAGTACTCACAGCAAAATTTGGAGACGGATATGAGCAAAGAGTTCTTGATGGTATTAATACAAAAAATGAAGAGTTTGATGTAGAATTTAAAAATCGTTCTGCATCAAGTATAAACTTACTTGCAAAATGGTTAGATGTGAAAGCAGGTAAAAACTTTGACTTTACTGTTACTGACTATGACGGAGATACGGTAATTAAAGTTGTTTCGGACGGATACAATATTGACTATCCTCAAGAAAATATACACACATTAACAACTAGATTTAGAAGAGTTTACGAGCCTTAATCATGAGTGAATTAATTCAAACAGTACAGTTGCAAACAATTGGAGACGCTCTTATAGAATTATTTGAGCTTACGCTTCCTAGTGGTACAACTGTTTATCTACATAACGGCTTAAAGCAGGGCGACGAAGCCCTTGCGTTTTCAAATAAAGCTGGAACTGTAGTCAATGAGTATACTGCAATTCCAATTGAAATGGACGGTATAGAATTTAAAAGTGACGGGCCTCTGGGCCGACCATCCCTTTCAATGGCAAATGTGCCTATTCTTACTAGACAAATATCTTCAAAAGAAGACACAATGTATGATATACTACAAGAAGAAGGCATAGAAGGAAACGAAGACCTTTTAAATACAAAAGTAGTGTATAGAAGAACACTGCAAAAATATTTATCTAGTAGTGCAGGGGCTACTCCTTCTGTGCCTATCGAGTTTCCTTCACAAACATACGTAATTGATAGAGTAGCAGGCGAAAGTAATATTATTGTAAATTTTGAGCTTGCTTCTCCCATAGATATAGAAGCAGCTCAACTTCCTTACAGACAAATAATAGGAAAATACTGCTCTTGGGAGTACCAAGGCCAATCTCTGGGGCGAGGAGGAGGATGTAATTGGTCTCTAGATGGTAGGGGTAGATTCTTTGACTCAAGCGATTCTGCCATAGATATGACTTCAGTGGCTGAGTATGTTTCTACACAAACTTATAGTATTAATGGAAGAGTAAAAACTATAGAAACAGACAATGGTTTAGTACAAGTTTGGGAAGCTCTGAGGTCTGTTCCTATAAGTAAAGACCCCCGCACAAGCCGAGCATACTGGAAACGTATAGATTTATGCGGTAAACTAATGAACTCTTGCAAAATAAGATTTCAAGGAAACAATGATAATGCTATATTAAATACAAATATACCTTTACCTTTTGGAGGGTTCCCAGGAACTAAGAAGTTTAGATGATTGATGAAATACGTGAACACTTTGAAAAAGAATACCCAAGAGAAGGTTGTGGCATAATTGGAATAGTAAAAGGAAAGAAAAAGTGGTTTCCTTGTGAGAATGTTGCAGAAGATTTAAATGATTTTATACTATCCTCTGATGATTGGATAAAAGTTAAAAATCAAGCAGATATTTTAGCAGTAGTTCATAGTCACCCAGATGAGACAAATGAAGCAAGTCAGCATGATATAAATTGTTGTAATGCACTTGGAGTTCCATACTATATATTTAGTTATCCTGAGATGGATTTAAATATACTGAATCCTAAAAAGAACTTTTATCCTCTCATAGGTCGAGAGTATCAGTTTGGGATTCAAGACTGCTTCGAAGCAATGAGAGATTATTTACTAGAGCAGAATATTGAAATACCCTCTAGAGACCCGTTTGAAGACGACTGGTGGGAAAAAGGATTAAACTACTTTAGTGAAAAAAATATCAGTAGATGGGGATTTAAACCCGTAGAAAAAGCCCAAAAAAATGATTTGTTAATATTTCAAGTCTCAGAAGATGTTCCAGATCATTGTGGAGTTTACTTAGGAAATGATGTATTTTTTCATCATGCAATAAACAGATTATCTTGTAGAGAATCTTTATATCCGTTTTGGATAAAGAAATTAGTCAGAGTATATAGACATGAATCGTAATGTATTTTTAGATGGAGAATTAGGGCATCGTTTTGGCACTGAACATACGATGAATGCAAATTCTATATCTGAAGTATTTAAATGTTTAGAGGCAAACTACGACGGAGTACGACAGTACGTTATAAGTTGTGTAGATAACGGCGTAGATTTCTCTATAAAAGTTGGCAACAATGAGATATCGTCAGACGAAGAAGTTTTTCTATCTTTTGGTCCTGGAGATATCTACATAAGCCCTCAACCTGCAGGATCAAAGGGCGGAGGTAAGCTACTCGCCGCAGTAGCAGTTGTAGCCGCTGTAGCATTTACTGGAGGAGCGCTCCTTGGAGCCGGAGGAACTACTGCAGCAGCAGGAGGAACTACTGCAGCAGGAGGAGCCGCTGGAGGGCTTGGCGCTGGAGAAGCCCTCGTCGCCGCCGAGGCTGCAAAGGGGCTAACATTGAAAGGAGCCCTCACTAACCTCGGAACGGGGTTGCTTACAAATATAGCTTTGGCAGGTATTCAAAAACTATTAGCACCGGATCCAAGTGTGGATAAAGATGACGACGAAAGTTATTTGTTTCAAGGAAGTGCCCAAACTGCCGAAGAAGGAAACCCTGTACCAATATTATATGGAGAACTTAGAGTTCCGGGACGTCCTGTGAGTTTTCATGTTCGTTCCACAAATAGGAGTTTTTACAACGATGGAGGCATAACAGATAACAGACAAAATCCTCCAGGCACCGAGCCTCCTCCAAATTTTGAAGACGAAGATAGTGACCCAGGATATAATCCCGGAGACGACGATGGCGATGGCGGTGGCGGCGATTACCGTCCAGACCCCGCACCAGAAGTACCAGACGACTTAAAATAAGCGACAGGCAAAAAGAGATAAACTATGGCAGCAAGAACCGGAAGTAAATTTCAGAATATTAATATCACGGACCTAATCTGTGAAGGCCCTATATATGGTTTTCCTACAGGACTTAGTGATATATACTTAGATGACGTGTCTATAGAAGAAGGCAGTTTGTCGCAATTTATAGCTACTACTACGGGTACAAGCGGGCGCGCAGTTATAACAAACGAAGATATAACTGAAAGTCTTTCGGCAAGCTTTGCAACTTTGGACGAAGACTTTCCTGCTATTTATACGAATTATTCAGAGAATCC